TCAAATTTACCATTGTGAGCCATTTTCTTAACAGGGTTAGTCATAATCCTTCTCAAGGAATCTAGCACAATCTCTTGATGCTCTCCCCAATAAGGATCCTTGCTAACTGATTGATAAAGAGGTACATAATATGCTTGACCAACCCTGTTACAGAAACCAATTCCCATAATAGTATCTTTATAAAATCTTAATCCATCTGTTTCAATATCAAAAGCAAAAGCTTTTCTTGAAGCCATATCTTGTTCAAGAGCTGCCATTTCACTTGGATCTTCAATAATTATATAATCACCTTGTGGCTTTTTAATATCAACTTTACCATCAATAAAATTCTTTAATAGATTTAAATCTTGTTTAAACTCAATTTTAAAATTTGGTGAGCGTAAGATATAAGCAGGGTGAAAGACAGGTAATACTTGACCATAAACAGTTTCAGTCATAACCCCTCTTACCGATGTAATACCTCCCTTTACTTTTAATCTTGAACAAGCAGTAGCACCTAAGGCTACAATATATCTTGGTTTAACGTGATTAATAATTGCATCTAAATTATCAAAGCAATGTCTAATTTCAGTTGAAGTTGGCTTTCTATCAACAACTTTACCATAAGCATTTAAACCTTCGGGTCTACAAGCAACTACATTAGCAATTGCGTAATTATCAATACCAATTTCTTTTAAAGTTTTTTGTAGAAGCTTACCCGCTCTACCTTGAAAAGCTAAACCAGTTTGTTGTTCAGTTGCCCCTGGTGCCTCACCAATAAATAGTACATCTGGTTGATTTAGATTGCCCCAATAATTGTGTGGGTTATATGTCTTTTCTTTATATAAAGAACATTCAGCACAATTATCAAGTGGAAGTTTTATCTCTTTTGTAATCTTTGTCAAATTCGGTTCCTTTAAATATGTCTCTTTCTTTGTATAGTCTGTATATATCTAGTCTTATTGTTTGAGCATTGTCTATAAATCTTTTGAGTAGTCTTCTGACCCTTACGCCAGCCCTTTTGCTACCCCTTTTATAAAATTTAAGCAAATCTTTTTCATTTCTTTGAAGCTCTTCTTTTAGTTGTTCTAATGTCTGGATTGATTTATCAATCATTTCAATCATTTCTTGTATCTTAAAACGGGACATTTGCAAACTCCTTCATCTTTACGCCAATTTCATTTTGTAATTCATAATATTCGTCTTCGTGTTCACCATAAGGAAATTTATAATAAATAAATGTTACTCCTGCCGCTGTTAATATCTTGTAGCAATGCATACAAGGTTCATGAGTTACAAAAGCTGTTAAATTTGAATATTGTTTTTCAAGATTAAGTACAGCTGCTGCTTCTGCATGAATTGTTCTAATACAATGGCCTTCTGATATTAAACAACCATGATCATCACAATGACAAGAACCCGGATGGCTACTATTATAACCTGTAGCTTTTATACGGTTTCTTTCATCAACCAGTACACAACCAACTTGAGCTCGGGGGCAAGTACCCCTCAAAGCTGCAAGTTCAGCAATTGACATAAAATATTCTTTTCTACTTATTCTGCCCATTTTGCTTTTGCATCAATTTACCACAATTATTTAACTGTTCAATGATTTGTCTACCAATAACTGCATCACCTGGGCTTACTTCTAAATCGGCTAAACCAATTTCAATAAGTGATTTTACTACTGATATTTCTTTTAAATTATCAAACCTAAGTGCTATAACTTTTTCCATTTCTAACCTTTATTTTCATCTTGTTTATATTCTTGACTAATGATTCTACTTTTTCTAAATATTTTGAGTCATTAGTTTCTTTGTATTTTTGCTTACTTTGATTTACTTCTTTTTTCATGTACTTCAAATTAAGCTTTATAATTAAATCTTTAGCATATTGAGTTTTATCATCAATTCTATCAAGTATTGTTAATCTAGTAGCAAATTTTTGATTTCTTGCCAGATCTTGAGCCAATCCTTCAGGTTTATTCGTTATATTATCAACCAGTTCTTTATCTAGTCTTTTCTTTAAAAAACCATTAATTGGTACATCAACTCCATTTACTGCGTATAATAACATTAGCTCATCTTCTAATTTTAATTGGGTTTTTTCAATATTAACCTCTTCTAATAAAGGTGCTTTTTTATATTGAGCTAACCAGTGTTCTAGATGTTTCTCATCATAGCCTGATAAGTCACTAAGTGTTTTTAAATCTTGGCTTAATTTTAATTTATTACGATGGCCTGATATACGTTTTAAAGTAGATTCTAAACCTTTTTGTTCTAGGCAAAATTCAACAAAGCTGTAACCATATTTAGTATTTAATTTTTCCCAATTAAATCGGTGTTTATAACGAGCTAGATCATCTGGGTCTTTACCCTCAACATGTATAATACGACAATCAATATTTCTTTCTAATAAATGCTCGCCAATTCTTATGGTTGCTTCAATACCTGCTTTATCTCCATCACTCATTATTGTAGCTTTTTTAACCGTTTTACTAAATAAATTAGCTTGGTCAGGGCCAAAATAACTACCCGATACCGCAACAGCATTTTGAATACCTCGTTGATGTAGTTGTAAAACATCAAACTGGCCTTCGGTAATTACAATCTCTTTTTGCCTTCTAATCTGTTGAGCATTTTGTGCCCAACCATAAAGAAGTTTTGATTTTTTAAACCAGTCACTATCTTTTGAATTTAAATATTTAGGTATTTTTTGAGACACTCCTAATGTACGCCCTGTAAAGCCAATTAATTTCTTTTGATGGAAAATTGGAAAGATTATTCGGTTTTTAAAATAATCCCTGTAATGCCCAGCATCAGTTTTTAATATAAGATTTGATTTTTCTAATAATTGATTGTCTAACCCCTTATCTACGAGCCAAGTCCAAGAATTGGGTGAATACCCTAGCTGAAACAATTTTGCTGTCTCCTGCGTTATTCTACGCTCTCTTAATGCCATTCTAGCATTACTGCTTATATCATCTTTTGTAAATAGTATATTTTGATATAAGTCTAAAGCAAATTGGTTCATTTCAAAAACAGTATTAAACTGTTGGGTATTAGCTTTAGGGGCAAGATCTGGTCTACCTATTTTTTCCGCTAATTGAGCTAAAGCTAATGGATAAGGTATATCATCATATTTTGAAATAAAACTAGCAGCGTTACCCGTTTCACCACAACCAGCACCAAAGCATTTAAAAATGCCTAATTTTGGGGAGATGACCAATGACGGGTCACTGTCATGATGAAACGGGCACTTACATCTATAATTTTCGCCAATTTTTTGAATTGGCATATAATCTTTTATGACATCTTCAATTTGTACTAAAGCGAATAATTCTGCTGTTTTGTCTCTAGCCATCTACCAACTCTTTAATTTTTAAATCATTTAACATTTCTTTAATATAATAAGCAATTGCCATTGATACTTGGGGGACTATTGATTTACCCACCTGATCTAGTTGCCCAGATTCATTGCCATAAAATTTGAAGCTATCCGGAAAACCCATGATTCTAGCATTTTCTCTGACGGTTAAAACCCTAGACTCATGGGGATGTACAAAACGGGAACAATGAGATGCGATAGTACCTGCGTGTTTTTCCGGATTTAGCCTCAAATTATTTTGTGTACCATAATAAGATTCGCCAATTTTTAGTTTAGAAAAACCTTCAATTCTTTTAGCAGAATGTCTTGGCGGTTTATTGTTTGCTACATCTTCTGGAATATCTAATACTTCTTTTAAAATTTTACCTCTATAATATTTCCTAATTAAATCAACAAAATCCATCTCTTCTAATGCTTCAAAGCTAAATTTGGGTACAAAGTTTTTAGCTCCAATTACAAAAGCTCTTTTACGACTCTGGGGTACTCCAAAATCCAGAGCATTTAAAATAACGGTTTGAATATTATAATTAGGTAATTCATAGATAGAATCTTGACTGCCTTTAAACTTTAATTCTTTGCCCTCAAACCATAAAGTCTTTAAAACATTAGGTACATTTTCCAATATAAAACAATCGGGTTGAATATGATTAACTGCTGTTAAAAATTTTACATAATCAAAATCAAAAGGGTCTAGTTCATGTAGCTTTCCTTTGTCTTTTCTCTTTGTACCTAAATTACTAAACTGTTTACAATCAGGAGAGCCAATAATTAAATGGCTTGGCGTACCCCTCAAATCTTTATACCTATCAAAACCAGTTGTGCAACGGGCTTTAGGAAAGTTGTTCATAAATGTATCAGCATTAAAAAAAGCTCGGGGCTCAATATTGAATTTGACATCAAAGCCTCCCCATTGGGCTCCCAACAATGCTCCGCCAATGCCCCCATAGATTCCACCTACATTATAAAAGTTAAACACTATACTGTACCGTGTTTTAACATTGTTCTTTCAAATGCCCAAGCATGTAATGAGCCAATCCACATATTTAAATCACCCATTTGAAGATCCATTCCAAGCTTATCTCTTACCCATTGAGCTAATCGTATTGTCATATAGATATCATTTTTAAAATGCCTACGTATATCACAACTACGAATCAAATATGTACAGTGCAACCGATTATCACGTATCATAAAATGATACCCCAATGTGCAAGGTACTCTTTCACCAATATCAACTTGGTCTTCAGGATACCACACAGAAAGATAAGCTTGACGCGTTAATGGATCTTTTTTCATACGTTCAACAAGATGATTTAAATCACCATAGTTATAACGTATACCTTTCAAATCTCTTGGTGGCCAATATCGTTCCATATAAGAATGGCTAAACTGTTTATCACCTTCACGAAAACGGTCATTGTCTTTACCATGATCATAGTAAGGCCAGTTATAATATTGATTACCAGGGTTCAATGGTTCACCTGATACACGTTCTTGAAAATGGTCTTCAGACCAAGGCTGATCAGCATTAGTTTGACTTTGTAATATAGATATATTACTTGGCATTTTCATTTGATAGAAGCGTTGAGTAATTTCAATCATTGGGTGCTCAACTTCAGTTGATTGCCATTTAAGCGGTTTTACCTCTTGTCCGTTTTGATATAAATCTAAAACGGCAGCTTCAATACATTCGTGTACAGATTTTGTCATTTTTCCTCCAGATTATTTAAATAAATATAAGTTAACCGTTAAAAACTTTCTTGGTACCGCCATCATAAATATAAGCATGACCCTCTTGTA